TTTAAGATGTTTTTCCCAAAAAGTACTTGAGCTAGGACTGCATGTTCTACATGCCAAATTGCAACTGCGGTCAAACAATAGATCAATGCGTTGTGGGCCTGACAGATTTTGATCAGATCCAAATTTGTCAATCATTGCTTCTCTAAAACTTTTTACCCCTACTTTTTCTAATGTTTCGCATTGCCAACATCCAGGCAACCATTGGTTGCTATTGTTAGTTTGCCGAATTTCCACAAAGTCTTTGCCAATCCAGTCGATACTATCTTTCTTAACAAACGTCAACGGGGTGGTACTGAGACAACATTGGTTGTATCCTAACTTACTATTGGCTTTTAGATTGACATTTAATCCGCCATGGATCATTGGGCAAAAAATGTCGGTCATGACGTTTTGATTTTGCCCAACAACTGCTTGAGTTTTGCACTTTGCACGTCTGCTGTGACTTTGGGTGTTTCTAAATCAAATCCTTCTTTAGCCTGTGGTCGTTCCCACGGTACAGACTTAGCGTCGTCTGCGGCTGCACTAACCTGGCTTTTTGCTTTGATCGAGTCCATGATACTTGTACTGGGCTTTTTGCTGAACCCGTTTTCGTTGTCATCCCCGCCTTCGTCAGTAATACGCATGGTTTCAATGTTGTACTCCAAATCAATCTTTTGACCAACGCCGGTCGAGCTTCGAGACTTCATACACTGGATCTGATACTTGCCGCGCTCTTTCATTGCACGACTTGTAAAGATACCAAACACATTATCTGCTGTGTTAATTTTAGAGATGCCACCTGATATGTGGCTGTGGTCAAATTCAATTTCTTCCACAGCGGATCTGTTTAACTGCGATGCAGTTACCATTAGGATTCCTAGCTCTTTGGCTAAATTACGGAGTTCTTCCGAAACATACTTGTCTTTCACAAACAAGTCATTGGGACTGACCTTGGCACTCACAGGCATCAGCAAGTCCAAGTAGTCAATCATCACAAAGTCCACTCGCTTGCCTGTTTGAATTTGATACTCTTTCAAATACGCACGAATGTCATTGATGTTTGATTGTGCCGGCAAGCCCTTGACCTGATAGTTTCCCGACTTTTTAGACACCAGCTTGACCTTGAGCTCTGTGGTGTCTATGTCCTTGCGAATGTCTTTTGTTGACATGTTTGTTAACATAGCATCAGTACGCAATGACGTTAGCTCTTCTGAAAGTTCTAGTGTGATGTACACACCACTGAGTCCTTGCTGTAGCCAATTCAGTGCAATGTTCATCATGACCAGTGACTTGCCTGACCCTGATCCCCCTGCAAAGATATTGAGTTCACCACGACTGAATCCACCGTACAACAACCTATCCAGTTGTGGCCAACCTGTTGACACTTGCCCACCTGAGTTGAAATACTTTTCAATACGACCCTTGGGATCATCAAAATAGTCTGTGCCCATGTCCTTGGTCAAGGATATTTGTACAGCGTCTTTGATCAGTTTCTCCACAGGCTCAAAGTCACCCTTTTCCAGCATGTCTGCTGCCTTAAGAATCGCACGTTCCAGTTCTTGGCGTTTGGTAAACTGTTCAAACTCGCCCATGAACCAATCAAAATGACCTTCGTTCAAGTCAGGCACTGCTTGTAGTCGGATACCTGTGGTGGCTGAAATCTGTGTACGGTCTGGCAGTGTTTTGTGCTTGTCTGAATGTTCTTTGATGAACTCAGCCGCAGCTCGCAAACTTTTGTCAAAGTTTTGCGGGTTGTAGATATTCTGCACACGCACATAACTTTGTGCGTCCTCCAACATCATTTCTAAAAATAATCGTTGGACGTCAAGTCCGTATTCTTTTAACAAAGTTTACCCTTTACACTGATCTCAAAAAATTGTGCGTTACCTGCTAGTCCATGATGTCCACGCCATCCGTATTGTTTAAAATCTGCTGGCTTGTTGAGGTTTACATTCACAGAGTAATAGGTATCTTTGAACAGTATGCATCTACTGTGATTTTGACAAAATGGCAATACAAATTCACTTGGCCCCCACAAGTTGTCTTTGTTCATTGGTGTTGATAAATTTACTATAAGATAATTGGCATTTTTTGAATCCAACCAGGTTGTCAATAAAAATATAGTTCGCAATACTTGCGTTTCCAACCAAGACCTATTGCTGTGGATAATGAATTCTTTATCGCTGCCATAATTCTGCATTGCAATCAATCCGTGATGGTATGGGATTTTGAAACGATTACTTGTCCAGGTATTAGTATCAATTTCGTGCCCAAAATATGCAGTATCTTTAAAATTATCAAATATTGTGATTCTTTCTAATGGCGGAATTCCAATTAAAAATAAATCATAATCCCAGTTATATTGATCTTGCATACTGATTAATAAGTGACACACGCTGTCAAAACTGTTGACTGGTTTTGAGCAATTTTTAATAGTGCCTATTTTAAAGTGTTGTGCAGTTAACCCCCAGAAACTATCTTGTGGGTTTACACATACTCCTGGAGTAGTGTAACTGTCGCCAAACACCCAAAGTTTATTGTATTCTTTTAACAAGTTGCTTCTTCCTTAACTCAATTTTGATTCTACTGGTCTCTCTTGATTGCATTATAGTTAGCAAGGCCCCTAATCGGCCCAACTTTATCACTGCATCGTTGACATCCTTGCACCCCTCAGGCCAGTCAGGTATGCTTATTGCCCAGCCCAGTTCTAGCGCACGATCAATCAATTCAATACCTGCCTTGTCTTGATCTGGTACCACTGTTATCTGTTTGTCTAGGCTGCGTATCAGTCTAACTTGTGCATCACTCACAGTGTTGTGCATCACTGCCACACCACCTATACTGAGTGCATCAAATATGCCTTCAGTCACAATCACATGTTGCCAATCTGTGGGTTGCAAGTCTGTGCCAAACACATATCCTGGTTGGCTGTCGCTGATGAACTTAGGCTGTTTGTCATCTAAAAATCTACAGGTGTATCCCACAATCTTATTGTCATGGGTAAAGGGTATGACCACATGCAATCTTGTCCAATGGATACCGTCATTTTGTATCTGCACCATGACCGGAAAGTCTTCTGGTACATGTCTACCACGCACATAATCCCAATAAAATTTGTGTTCAGATGTCAGCAGTTCGGCAAATGGTGGCAAGTCTCGTTCTTCAAATGACACACCACTTAGTGTGTTCCACATTTGTTGTCGATCTTCTAGTATTCCATTGATGCTTCGATGCCGCAAACTTTCCAGATTCAGCATCTCTATTTCCATCTCCGGAACGTTCATCCAGCCCAGGAGTTTTCTGGCTTTATAACTTAATGTACGGCCCAAGATAAAACTGGCAGTGTATGAGCAATTGAAGCAGTGATAACTCCAACCAGCCTCAGTGGCTTTGAGTCCACCACGTCCTCTTCGATCCTGTGTTGATCCGTTGTGCTGACAGCACACTGCATTGAAACTCAACCAACCACTAGGTGTCTGTTTCTTTTTTGCAGGTAGATAAGCAAGGATGTCAAGCATCTGTACAGTATAGCAGGATTTGTGCGGCAGAGCAACAGTTAACGATAAAGAATATTGGTAACGTAGCCAGTTGTGATCAGCACAGTCACAGCCTGCGCTTCGGTGCCACCAAAGTTCAGTGGCAAGTAACCCGAACCGCCGTTGGTGACAGTGATTGCACCAATGCCGCTGGGACCTGTGAATGGTGCAGCAATTGCTGTTGCTCCAGCACCGTTGCCCAGGATTTGAACATATGGTGCAGCCATATAACCTGTGCCTGCATTGTTTACTGCAATACCGGTCACAACACCATCTACCACAGTGGCAGTTGCACTGGCACCATAGCCTTGGCTGTTGTTGATGGCCAGACGCAACAGTGGATGGAACCCCACAACATTGATGTAAAAGGTTCCAGACTCGTCAAAATATTCACGGCTTTCTGTGACATCTACCCACACAGCTTCGTAATCCTGTGCTGCTTGTACTTTGAGGGTGCCAGTGTAATGATCCAGATCATATTTGACGGTGATCAAACTGGCCCCAGTTGTGTTGATATAACTTGAGTAGTATTCTGTCAAATAGTTACGTGATATTGGTTGCGGGTTCAATGCCCAATCAGGCCATGATTGCGGGCCAGGTTGTGGCCAAGAGTTTTTACCATTTATAGTGGGAATTGTCACCGGTTGACTGGCTATGAACTGTGGCAAAACACTGTCTACAATATCGCAGTCGGCTCGTGCGCCGGCGTTGGCGTCTGTAAATGCTGCTTGTACATAATTGCCTTGTGTGCGCTCAATGCTGTAGCTGCCTGGCTGTGCCAGGATGTTAATAGTGTCTGCTGTATCCAACACAACTTTGACTCGGCCAGTGCTGGCACTGAGTACAGTCATGTCTTTTTCAAGTAATAATTCGTCACCAGTTTGGTTCAGCAATCTAAAGCGAAATGTGCTGCCTGTGATGTTTACAGGTTTTTGGTCCTGGTTGATGAATTCAAACAACAGCACGTTGTCTACACCTTTGTTGACAGTTAAAGTTTTTGCGTACACTGGGTCGTACCTCGCAGTAAAGTATCCACCACTGGTGTCAATCAAAAGTACCCGAATGATTTGTTGATATAAGTAAG